CCCGTCCCTCAAAATCATATCCAGCAATTCCGCTTCCACCGCATCACGGATCGTGGTGCTTGTTTCGGTGGCCCCGTCTGCATCCTTCAAACGAATGGTGAAGTTGAGAGGCACGGCGGTTGGGGCTACCACATACAGATCCACCGTCACGGGCCGTTTGGTTTCGATGTAATCACCAACGGTTGTAACCATGCCACCGCTTGGAATGCCGTTGCCTGTTAGATCGTCAGTCATAAAACGAACGGTGACGCTATTATCTCCCATCTCAAAGCCGCTCACCCAAGCGCGGGTGACGCCTGCCACTTCTTTGGCCCATGCAATATAGTCATAATCCGCCCCACCCATTGGGGGTTGGCGAAAGCGATCCAGTACGCGGGCGCGGTAGTCCTCATCGCTTTCGTCATCGGTGCCGCCGCTCATGGCACCGCCCACGGCTTCGGTATTCACGCCGTCGATAGGCTCCACAAAATACAGCTTGGCACCGGCATCAAGGTTGCCAGCAATTCCAGCGGTTGTTGCTTCAACCGTCAACGTACCCACACCACTAGCAATGGTGGTGGCTTCGGTGGTGATGTATTCCACCTCGGAAAGCGTCCGGATCAATGTGCCGGTGCTGATTAGTGAACCATCAATGCCGGTGATATCGGCTTCACCGGTTGCCTTGCTTGCTGCCAAACGTGGCTTGGCCACAATGGCCCCCCACCGTTCGAGGGCTTCGGCTTCGGCTGTATCGGGGATCACTTGACGGGCCACCCAATCGACGTACCCATAAAGGTTGTGGATCAGCTTGGCAATGGCGGTGCCCAATACGTTGATCAGGCTTGGGCGCGTGCGGGCGTCACCCTCTGGCAACCGCGTGTTGATATCAGAAAACACCCGATCAATCAGGGTTTGCAATGTGGGGCGTGAAAAGCCGGTATCCGTCATACTAACAACTCCACATCGTCTTCCGTCAATAAGGTTTCATCGTCTTCTGTAGTGAGATAAACCACCTCCGCCGATGCGGCAATTTCGGCCAGTGTCGGGGGAGCCTCACCGGCAATTTGTTGCCATAAGTAATCATAACGGAATAACACTTGATCGCCATTGGGCCGGTACACTTCCAATTGGATGCCTAGCACCCCCATTGCAACCCATTCAACGGTGGGCACTACCTTTTCGGCAATGCCATCCTCAATCATCCAAGCGATCGACTCGTTCACATACTCTTTGGCACGGGCTAGGGTCTCATCCGTTTGTTTCTCACGCTGTAGCAACCAAAGGCGTGAACCAATTTTGTAGCCTGGCACCTCAAAATAATCATCACCCCACCACCCGCGCTTGCTTTCGCCTGGCACCGGCAACGGGTCATCATCATTGGCCCGCCGGTCACAAAATAGGCTCATGATGATGGCCGTGGTTAGCTCATCACGTTGATCGAGATCCCCAAGGCGGTAGCCAATATCAAAAATGCCAACCTCACCGGCAACCGTTGGGGAATGTATTAGGCGAATGTCCATTAGTACAAAGGAATCTCCGAAGGGGCGGGCGGGTGTTCAGGTGGGGTGATGGCGTTGATCGCGCCTGGTGTTGAACCGGTCTCCCAAGTATTGGTCAAAATTGGTGTGTATGTGTAGCCACGTCCACCACAATCCCATTTTATTTGTGTGGGTGAATAAATCTCCACACCCAATTGGCCTTCCAATCTCAACACCCCACGGGCATTGAGATGGATATTTTCGGGGGCGTCAATGTAAATCTTACCATTGGCCGCCACTCGGATGAACTGCCCGCCGGCGGAATAGATCAGAATGTCCCCATTTTCGCTTTGTGAATTGGTCACGGCTTCTTTGCGGGCGGCATCGCCTCGCATATCAAAGGCGATCGGGTGGTCACGGTTGCCGCCAACAAACATGATCATTGTTTCGGTGCCCACCGGTGGATTGCTACTGAATCCGTAGGGCTGGAAGCGTTCCACCCCGTCGATCAATTCGCCGCCGGCACGCACTTGCAACACTTGGCCTTGGCCGGAATCCATCACCAATTGAACCACCCCACGGGCGATCATGTTCATCACTCGGTTTCGCACCGGTCGCAATGCGTTATCAATAATTCGTTGAAGCTGTTGGAAACTCACAAAATGTACCCTTTTGAACGTTCCTTCACGGTGGGGCAAAAAGTCGCATAATATTCACTCGTGTGGCCATCCACACAATCACACATCGCCTTCACCACGCCATTTTCACTATTCACCATAAAGACGCGCCACCGATCCGATGGCATTTTGTCACTACCTTGGATGTTTAACGCCTTGATCACGATCATGCGGTGGCGTCCTCCGGTCGTTCTATCCGGTCGTAAGTTTCGGGCAACGTCAATGAAAGCTCGGTGGTGGTGCCGCTTTCGTTTAAATTAAACACCACGCCTTTGATCAGCATGTCTTTTTTCATTTTAAACGGCACAATGTCAACCGGCGCAATGGTATTGACGGCCCACAACTTGCCGTTGCTTTGCTTCCAGCCTTGCACCAAAACACTCACTTGCTCGGATGCCCCTTTGCGGGTTTGTTTCTCCCATTGGGCACGCTCTTTGCATTGGCGGCTATTGGCTTGGCCTTCCGCCATTAACAACAAGGGCCGGTGGCGGATCTCGCTATCGTTCACCGTGCCTTTTGCCCCACTGGATGACAGAGGATCAACCGTGTCGCTTCCTTGCGTTTGGCCCTTCACAATGTATTGGCTGAAACGCTGCATGTTGCTATCAACAAAATTGGCTTGCTTGATGTTGTTGGTGTTGTTGTCCAGTTTCATAATGAGCGGATCGGCGGATCGGGTGGTGGCTCGGTTGTTGATAATCAACCCGCCCAATCCATCGGAATAAATCAAGGCCGCCCGCAATTCCGCCATACGGTTGAGGGCGTCATATACGGTCTCACCTATTTGGAGGGTGAATTTCTTGAATGGGCGGCCCACGCTGGTTTTGTTGATGACGGTAATGCCAAACGGGGCACATAGGGCCTTGGCAATGCCAAACATATCAAGGTTTGCCCATGAGCCAGGGGAGTTGATAGCACTACAATCAACAAGATCGCCGCCCTTATCGCGGCCCGTGATGGTGATGGTGTGATCCACGCTGCCATTTTCACCCGCCGATATAAACGGGTTGATTTCGTCAACGTAACCGGTAATAACCACATTGCCCAAGGCTTTAACAACACAACGATCGCCCTTTTTAATTTGGCGATCCCCGTCTGGCCACTTCTCAGATACTTGGAAGGTAAAGCCGTTGACTACCGTGTCCATGTTCATTTCAATGCGGATCGTCTTCCATCCGCCATAGTCAATGCCGTTGACTTCAAGCGTTGCGGTCATGCCAGCACCTCAATGGGTACACCGGCGGGCACACTGCCAGGCCGCATGATGTTGTTTCGCGTGATGATATCGCTTTCAGCCTCACCGCTACCAAACAAATCATAGGCCAACACCACGGCGGGCACGGTTTCGTTGCGCTGGATGGTTTTTACGCGCTTTAAATTGGCGGATCGGGTGGTGATATCCCCCACCATATCGGCCCGCAATTCCTCCAACACCAACACGGCTTGATCGTTGTCGGTGTTGCCAAGGATCAGCACCTCATCATCCATCGCGGTTGATAGCTCGTCACGGTAGGCCACGGCGGTATTGTAACTATCAAAGGTCATATCCGCTGTTGATTCCGCCATAACGGCTAGCGCATGAGAGCGCACCAAGCTGGTTTGGGCGTCTCGGTTGGTTTTCTGCAATGTTCGATTGCTTGTTACTTCAATAATTGGTGTAAACCTATCACCAAAGGTTAAAAGCCCCTTTGCCACCTTGTAAGTATGGCGCGGATCGGTGAAGGCATCACGAATGGCCACGGCCACGGTTTGAATCTGGCTTGCCCATGATGAGGCGGTTTGCAACAAAGAGGGCGCATCATCAATCAACGGTTGTAACGCCGCTGTAATGGCCGCCCCGCCGGTCACTGTTGGGGTGGCCCCTTGGAGTAGGCTTTGCACTTTTGACACGAAAGAATCGGACACGGTGGCCGCGTCATCGGGTATGTATTGCGGTTTGGATGAGGCATCAAACACACTCTCAAACACGGTGTTGAGGGCTTCACGGGCGGTGGTGGCGGTTTGTTTAACCTTGCTACCGCTTGTAAGGCTCTTTTCTGGGTACTGGTTTTGGCCAGCTTGGGAGAATGTTAGATCGAGGAACTCACGCCCGCCCTCTTGGTTTGAAAACATGCGGCGGCATTCACCAGGCACCACCAACATGGAACCTTTGGTGGGGTGGATCAACGTGCCAGGTGTTGGATTGCCTTCAATGGCTTCAATCAACCGATCCATTTGTTCTAGGTAATCATCCCCAAACACATAGGCTTGAATTGAGAATGAGCGGGCCTTTTTGCCTAGATCCTCACTGAATGGGATATCACGATAAACGTACTCATGGCCAATATTGCGGCGGCCAAAACCCATGTCGCTGCCTTCAACAAAGAAGGGAATGCCTCGGAAGCTCGCTTGCTTCAATTGTTCGCGCCAAGTCATCGGGCCGCCAACCTTCCTAGTGAAACGCTACTCGTTAGGTTGCTATCCCCTGTACCAAAGGCATTAACCGTGACAGGCACGGGCGCATCCACACGAATATTGAGATTGAGATCGTCTTTTTTGGGCTTTTTGGCTTGTTCAGGAATGGAACGATCCACCATTTTGGCCAAGGCTTCACCCAAGCCAGATCCACCAAAGCCACCGGCAAGGCCGCCGATGGCACCACCCACCGCCGTGCCAACACCTGGCATTACCATTGTACCGATGCCAGCCCCTAACGCGGCACCGGCATACATACCACCGAAGCCACCGGCGGTGCGTCCGATTGATCCGGCAATGTTTTGGCGGTTGCCACTCATCACGGCACCACCTATATCAACGGCCCCAAGGGTGAGTGCAAGCGGTGTTGCCAGCTTTCCGGCACCACGCGCACCACCGGCAAAGCGGCCCAAAGCACCAAACCTTCCGGCGGCTTTAGCAGTACGGGCGGCGGCGGCGGCTTCGGGCGCGGCCCATTCTGCCAAGCCTTTGCCAGCTCCAACAACACTACGCACGCCCTTGTTGCCAGCATACAAAGCACCTAAACCAACCGCGCCACCGGCCAGCTTATTAAATACATCGGGGTTATCGGCCAGCTTGTTGATGGCATTGGCCAGGGCTTGAATGGCGGGGGTTAGCTTATTAACGGCCAGCTTTTCAATGGCGGAATTGAGGGACAGAATAGACGCGTTGAAACTCTTGCGTTGCTCCGCCGCTTTATAATCCAAAGACTTGCCGATCTGGCCCGCCGCATTGCGGCCATTCTTTAGGTTTTCATAGGTTTGTTTTGAGGCCCGCATAATCATCAAGGCCCCGTTTTTACCCTCATCACCAAAGATTTGTTGGATCGCCCCTTGCTCTCCCTTGGTGGCTTTTTTAATGTCCTGCATG